GCATACATTGATTCATCAGTTACGCTAACTGATACACCTGGTGATGTTAGTGTTGGCATGTTTAATCTCCCTGCTTTACATTATATAATGTGTTGTATTACTATGCTAGTATTTATAGTTTTTCTGGAAAAACTAGGGCAATCCATTTACCTTTAAAGGTATTAAATACAATTAACAATGCAAGATAAACCTAGAAAAAAAACACATATTAGACCGCTTTGTAACAAGTGTAAAGTACGACCTGTGGCATTTAACTATCGTAGAAAAGGCAAAGTATACTACAGAAAAAAATGCGATCAGTGTATAAAAGAAGATGCAGGTGTTACTTCTAGAAGAAAACACTCGTGGGAAAAAAGCGGTTATAAAAAAAAGCATATCTGTGAAAAATGCGGCTTTAAAGGCAAACACCCAGTTCAAATGGATGTGTATCATGTTGATGGTAATTTAAAAAATGCCGACTGGAGCAACTTGAAAACTATATGTGCTAATTGTTCTAGAATAAAAAGTGTAGAAGAAGTTGGTTGGACACAGGGTAACTTGTTGCCTGATTAAACTATGTTATTTCTTTGACAATGTCTGCTAATTTAGTGTTTAAATCATCTAGAGTACTGTCATTAGTAACTGTGTAATCAACCCTGACATTAACCCAATCCCATTCACTTTGATGAATTCCCATATCTGATAAAGTGTGTTGACTAAATGTGTCACCGTCAGCGGCCAATTTGGCAGTTTCAAACCAGTGCGGTTCTGGACCTCGTTTTACTCTAATTACTTTGCCACCCAGTGTTTTGATCAAGCCTAATTCATTTTTAAATCTGCAATCACTAATTACTGTAGGCTTTCTACCACGTGACATGTATCTGCTTTCTAAACTATGTAACCAGATATTTTGATTAAAATTGTCTCTAAATATTTCTGTGCCTATTATTTGCAAAGCATATCTGGGAGTAAAATATTTGTTTCCTAGTTTTTTGCTCCACCACTGATCAACTGATTCTCTGTATAATCTGCTTTGGTCTGTATCACCTTCAAGCATGTCTCTAGGCCAGCCAAAAATGTCACTCACAGCATCTTTTAACGGAGCCGCAAATGAATCTTTTTGAAAGTTATGTTGTTCAAAGTATTCTGCTACTGTGTTCTTTCCAGAACCAATAAAACCAACTAGACCTATTATCATAAGTGCTATAATAACTGATTAAAACAAAGATGTCAAAGATTTTTTATCCAATAACCCAAGTTAGTGGATCTTCACCGGTGCCGTATGTGTCAATTTCACGCTCTAGCTTTTCAATGGCTGTTTGTGCTTCTGCTTTTAAATCTGCACCATTTAAGCTCACACTGCCTTGAGCACCAGGTAAACTGGAGTATTTGGATCTTGCTTCACCTAGCATCATTTTACATTGTGCAAGTGCATATTCTCTTATCCAAGGTCTACTGTATCTCTGTGTTATAAGTGTATCAACTGGTTTTTCCATGTATACTTGCAATAACACATTTTCTTCAGCTCTTGGTCTACGCATTAAAAGTAATTTGTTTTTTTCTGTGACATATTTGAAATTAAGATAACCACCAAACAATCTTCTTACTACTTCTTGATATTGAGAAAAAGCGTCCCATGTCAGCAGTCCACCAATTCTACCACCTTGTAAGAAATATAAATTAGTGTATGCCATTTCAAAAGGATCTAGATCAACTCCACTAGTTGAACCTGCAACAGATCTTCTAAATATTTCTCTGACTTCTATTACTTCTTCTGCCAGTGTATATTCGTTAACATCTGCTTGAAGTGTTAAAAAAATATATGCTTCTTCTGTGCTGTTTGAACTGCGTTGTCTAAATCTATCTACTGCTAGATCAATTGCTTGTTCATAGTGTTTGGGATCAAGTTCAACGTCAACCATACCATCACCTAGGATAGTACGTATATCGTCAATAAGTTCTTGTCTTTTAGATTGCTGTTTTGCCATTGTATTACTATTTAGTTGATCAATTTAAATCAATAAATACTACGAAGGACAATCTTATGCCAAGACTTAGTTTATGGAAGCCAAACAAAGGAAACGACTACAAATTTGCTGATCGTGTTATCAGAGAGCATTTTTTTGCGGGTGGCACTGGTGTGTTTTTACACAAATACATAGGACCTCATACACACACAGACTCAACAAGTTCAGATCAACCTAAAAACTCTATTACAAGCACACTTAATGTACAAGATGTGCTGTTTGGTGAAAACAGAGACAGAAAATACGATCCAGATGTTTTTGATTTGCGTGGTGTTTACAACGTTGCAGATCAAGATTTTGATTTAACACAATTTGGATTGTTTCAAACTGCTGACACTATCTATATAACATTTCATATTGGCGACATGATGGAAAGACTTGGTAGAAAAATTATACCAGGTGATGTGTTTGAGTTACCTCATCAAAATGATGAAACTAGACTGGAATCTGCAAGTATTACACTGGCTTCTAAACCTAGTAAAAAGTTTCGTAAAGGTGAAACAATCACAGGTGCAAACAGCAGTGTTAGTGCTACTGTGGTCAGTTATAATCACGAAGCAAAAACTATTAGAATTACACCAATCAGTGGCAACTTTGAACAGAACGAAACTATCACTGGAGATGCCAGCGGTGCAACAGCAACAGTAACAAGTTTTACACCAAAAGAAAATTTAACTATCAATAAATTTTATGTGGTTGAAGATGCCGCAAGAGGATCAGAAGGTTATGATCCAGGATGGTGGCCTCACATATGGAGATGCAAAGCAGTTGCTATGCAAGACACACAAGAATTTAGAGATATTCTTGGCACCGGTGAAGAAGCAGACGATCTTAAAAATATTATTTCAACATATCAATCAGAAATTGATATCAATGAAGCAGTTGTCAATGAAGCAGAAAAAAATGTTCCACGTAAAGGTGTTGAAATGGGACACTTGTATGTTTCAGAAGCTGACGGACATAAAGTAATTGAAAGATCACAAGATGCTACACCTCCGGGCGGTATTGAAATTGCACACACAGGAAGAAGTTTTCCTTCAACACTGCAAGAAGGCGACTATGTTTTGAGAGTAGATTATTCGCCAAGCAGACTGTTTAGAAAAGAAGGTAACAGATTTATTAAAATCACAGATGATATCAGAGGCTTGTACACTAGAACTTCTAAAGTGTTAGACAGTTTTATCAACAACACAAATTCATCTTCTGTTACAGGAGATTCTAAAGAACAACAATATTTGAGTAAAATTATTAAACCAAAGGCCGACTAATGCAATACTGGTATGATCAACAAATAAGAAGATATATTTTACAGTTTATAAGACTGTTTGATAATTTCTCTGTTAAAACCGGACAGAAAGACAACACAGACAGTAATTCTTATATAAGAGTGCCTGTGAGATATGCAGATATGAGTAGAATGGTTGCACACATATTAAGAAACAGTTCTGAAAATGTTATGAATTCAGCACCTTTTATGAGTGTATATATTACCAACTTGCAGATTGCTCGAGACAGAATGCAAGATCCTAAACTGATTGAAAAATTACAAGTTTCTGAAAGACAGTACGATAATAGTAACAGCCAATATACTGCTGAAATTGGCAACTTATACACCGTAGAAAGACACATGCCGGTTCCTTATAATCTTAATATGGCAGTTGATATTTGGTGTTCAAACACCGAACAAAAAATGCAATTGCTTGAACAAATTCTTACACTGTATAATCCTTCAATTGAAATACAAGCAAATGACAATCCTTTAGACTGGACTAATATCACCAACGTTGAATTAATTGATATTGTATGGAGTTCTAGAGCAATGCCGCAGGGTGTTGATACACAATTAGATGTTGCAACTTTGACTTTCAGTTTACCTATTTGGTTGAGTCCTCCAACCAAAGTCAAAAAACAATCTATTATCAAACAAATTATCACAAGAATTAACAACACAGATTCAATTGATGATTTAGATTACGATCCAAGATTTATAGATTTCTTTGAGAACTTTCCGGGACAAATATCAACACAAATTGTCACACCAGAAAATGCACAGATTAGTGTTATTGGCACAAACGTCAGTTTATTAGGTGCCTACGGTGCTAACGACAATGAAAGTTGGAAAGAGTTTTTGACAATATATGGAGAAATACAAGACGGTATTAGCAAGTTAGTATTAAGACAAAGTGACGATCCAGAAGACAGTTCAAGCGACATTTTTGGTACTATTGCATTACATCCTACTGATCATAACAAATTGGTTTTTACAATTGACAGCGACAGTTTGCCAACCAACACTATCAGTGCTGTTGATAAAATTATAGATCCTGAACAATCGTATCCAGGAAACAATTTACCAACAGTAGCAAACGGACAGCGATATCTTTTAGTCAATCCAATTCCTAGTGATACCAACAGTTTTGGTGCGGGATTTTCTGCCAATGAAAACGATATTATAGAATTTACCGGTGGTGCATGGACTGTGGTTTTTGACAGTAGAAACACAAGTACTACAGAATATGTTACCAATTCAAATACTAGTACACAATACAGATGGACCGGTGCTGAGTGGATTGACAGTTACCAAGGTCAATACAAAAACGGTTTTTGGAAATTAGAACTTGCAAGTTCTTAAAAAACATCATACAATAGCTGAATGTACAAAGCAGTAGGCACTACATTTTTATCAAAAAGCACCGGCAGAATGTTGTTAAATCTACGAAGCAACAAAGTCAGTTATCCGCATACCTGGAGTTTTTGGGGTGGCAAGATTGAAAAAAATGAAGAACCTATTGAAGCACTGAAAAGAGAACTTAAAGAAGAAATGGGGTTTATTCCGCCAATGGAAAAACTTAACCCATTAGACACATACAATTCCAAAGACAAAAATTTTACATACTACACATATGTGATAGTTACTCCAGATGAATTTATTCCAACACTCAATAGAGAAAGTTCTGGATATGCTTGGTTTGATATAGGGCAGTATCCTAAACCTTTACACAATGGTGCTAAAATCACATTAAACAACCAAAAAAATATTAGAAAACTAAAAAAACTATATCAGCAGGCAAACAAGTAAATACTTTTAGTATGAACAATGTTTACCATATTACTCAAATTCGAATGATTCGAGATCTTGAAGAGTTTAGCAAAAAACAAATTATCTCTGGTTTTGTTTTAAAATATCTCAAAGAAAACGGCATTGAAAAAACAAAATTTTATGAATTTTGTTCTGGTATGACAAGAAAACAAACCAGAAGTTTGCATAAAATATTGGTAAATGCTTACTACTATCATACCAAAGACAACAACGAAATTGATTTGCAAATAAGATACGATCTTGAAGATGCATATTTTACAATCACAAATAACTTAATAACCAAAAGCACAGAATACTGCTTTCCTAGTGTGTTAAACAAGTACAGAAGAGATATAAATCCAGTAAGAGCATTGTATTTTGATATACTTGAATTGGAATTTGATTTAGAACATCCTGACAACAATCAACAATTTATTATTTCAAAGTTTTATGATCAAATCTTTTTTAAAAAATTAATGCATGATATAGAAACAGATATCAACAGTTTAGAAAAAATAGAATACAAATTTAACGATGCTAAAAAATCTTATCCGTTTTTTACACTTCCTCTCAGCTTTTATCATACGCAAGAAATAATTAAAGACATGAAAAAATGGATAAAAACTTTTAACGATTTTTATAGAAAAATAAATGGTGAAAATTTAATATATGATTAAATTACACAGGTAATTAATCTTACTAGATTTTCTGAATCATCGTCTTCAATTGCTTTACCAATAACAAACACACAGTTTGTTACACCATCAAATGCTTTACCAACGCCGGGAATATCACTTGAAACAATTAAATCACCTTTTTTAACCGGACCTACAACATTTACTGGTACTCTACCTCTAAGTGCAACAGCAACAGTAGTACCTGTTTGTGTGCTGTTCATCAAGTATGCTGGATCTGTTGAAACTACTCCGGCAATTCTATGATCCATTGCTGTGTTAGATTGTGTAACTTCTTTATCACCACCAAACACCATGACTGTACCTGGTTCATACTCTGCATCACTTTCATATAATTCTGCCAAGTCAGCATACTGTGCCTGTGTTGCTGTTAGTGTTGCAACATTGGCTTGAATATTTGCTAATGCTATGTTTGAAACAACTGTTGTTGTAGAAGTTACTGCATTAGATGTTAAAAACACAAATTGATCTGAGGATTCTTGCCAGATCATACCAGCATGGTTTTCAGTTGATCCACGTTCAATTAGTAAGCCTGCATCTAGTGAATTAGTACTTGAGTCACCAGCATTTCTATTTAGATACAACAAAGGATCATCAACTTCTAACTGTGTAACATCTACAGTTGTGGTATCACCAAGCACAGTTAGATTTCCTGAGATTGTTAAATCTGTAATTTCGCCACCACTTGCAGTTAAATTACCAGATAGGTTAGCATTGGTTCCGGTGAAACTACCAACAATATTAACTGTTCCTGTTCCTGTGATTGATTGTGAGTTTAAATCCAAATTTCCGCCAAGTTGTGGTGATGTATCATCACGAACACTTAATATTCCAGTATCTGTGTCAATGTCTGTTCCTACTACCCAAGTGTTGCCATTGTATTTTAGTATTGAATTTGCTGTTGCACCAGATGTGTCAACATCTGACAATGAATTAATTGATGTGTTTGCTACTGCATTATCAAAGTCTGTTTGACTAAAAGGTGCTTGTGCCTGCCAATCACTGCCTGTCCATACTAGTGCATCACCAGTAGAAGCAAGAGAACTATTGGCACCAACATTAACATCTGTTAATTCAGCTAAAGTATCAGATGATGTTACAGCGTTGTCAACATATGTTTTTGTTGCGGCATCTGTACCAAGTGTAGGCGTAGCAAGATTAATAATTTTTTTGTTGTTTAGATCTAAATTTGATGCCGATGCTGAAATCTGCGGTGATGTGTCTTGTGAAATTTCAGTTAGAATATTGGCTTGGTCAATAATTTCTGTTAGATGTATACAGTTATGACTGGTATCTGTGCCTGTTGAATAGGTTGGATTTGGTGTTAGTGTTCCATTGGCTGTGTTAGCATCGTAGTATACTGAATATGTGTGAGCAGAAGTATCACCGGGTGCATCAAAAGTGCTAAAATGAGTTTGATGGAATGTTTCTGTGGTATTTCCTACAACAACATCTTCACTTAATAAAACTTCTGTGTTGGCACCTTTGTCTCTGTACAATCTAATATAAAATTCTGTGTCTCCGGAAGAAGTCTGCACAGTGTATCTTACCTGTGTTTGAATTTCTATTTTGTTTGCTGAGCTTTGAGGAGTGATTGACACTGACAATCCTGATGCTGATTCATTTTGCAGTGTTGTACCTGATACTGCTGTGGTTGATGTGTTTTGATCTGTTTTAAAATTAGCAACTGCTTGTCCTAAAAATGCAACATCAACTGTTGAACCTGAGTTTGAATAATTGAATCTCAAATAACCGCCATCATTGGCAGGATTATCTACAATAGCAACGTCTGAAAGTGAATTAATAGATGTGTTTGCTATCACATTGTCAACCCTTGTGTCTGTGTAATATAAATTAGCAGAGCCTTCTGCTAAATTGTCTGTGGTATGATTTGACAGACTCGAAACTGTTCCTGTGAGAGCACCGGTAGTTGAGTCTAACACAACTGTGCCCAAATGTACGATATTACCAAAATGAGTTCCTGTGGTATTGCCAAGGAAAGTGGCATCTGTTCCGTTGGTGCCGTTGTTTAAAACAACTGTACCATTATATGAAAGAACTCTGGCTTTAAGAGTAGCATCTGAACCATTTGATGCTGTACCGTTGTTTAAAATAATAATATTACCATCATCAGCATGAACATTACCAATAAGATCACCAGTAAAATGCCCATTAGCAATATTACCAATTGAACCTGTAATGTCACCATTGGCTAAGAATAAATTTCCTTCAATGTAAATATCTGAAGCATGTACGTGTACTGGATCATCGTGTCCTAGATGCACACCATCAATATAGCCACCGTTGATATCTGCGTTTGCGGCAGTAATTGTGTCTGTGACTTCTAAGTTAGCATAACTGGTGTTTCCGCCAATACTAATATTAGCGTTTCCAAAGTCTACTGTGACACCGTCGGATCCTGTAAAGCTCCAAACACCGGCACCATTCGACTGAGTATAAAGTAAACTAGCAACAACCACACCGCTTTCTTCTACTTCAATTCCACTGCCAGTTGATGGTATTGATCCTTGACTAGAATTAACTGTAATTACTGGATCAGTTGTGATTAGATTATTACTAGTAATAGTAGTTGACGAGTCATCAAATACTACTGTGTTAGCAAAATTAAAAGTTCCTGATGTACGTCTGGTAGTTTTTGCCATTGTGTTCTGCTCCTACAATTATTTAGCAGAATTATTAGTATCTAATGTATAACTTTTTAATGATCAAAAAAAAACGCCCGACACAGAGCCGGGCGTTTTGAATATTACAAAAATACTTAAACGGCTTATAAGAAGCTTAGGTTTGAAGTATTGATGTTGATTTTTGATAGGTAGTCACCTGCATTACCTAATGATGATGCTGTGTTTGA